TCTTTCTCAGACATCTCTGTAAATGAACTCATCAAAAATCTCAAAGATAAGAACTTTACAGAAGTTCGTAAGTGGGTGGTCTCCAACTTGGATAACGATGCTTCTAGTCTACTTCGCCGGATTTATGACTCCTCTTTTGATTACCTTTCACCCCAATCTATCCCTGCTGCCGTTCTTATTATTGCTAAGTATCAATATCAATGTGCGTTCGTGGCTGACCAAGAAGTGAATCTTCTTGCTGCTCTTACTGAAATTATGGTAGAGTGTTCTTTTATTTAAAGTTCGTATTTTATTTTTGATTTTTTTATTATTATGATTGACATTGAACAAATTAATCTCAAAGAATTTTTTGGTTGCGTTGAGGCCACTAACACTCCCCAAATGAAATCAAATGCCTTTAAAACATTTCGTACATACCTGCAAGAGAAATCATTTGCTAAATGGTCTAATGGGCAATTGCAGTATGTGGGGGATTATGAGGATGGTAGAGACTTTGTTGGTAGCGATGGAACTTTTTATGAAATGAAGGGTTCTCTAGGAATCTTCAATAAAAATGGATCATGTAAAAGAGTAGTTCTTATTAATAAAAGACCCGGAAAAAATAAAAAACAATTGGCAAAAGAAGATATTAAAAAAACATTTGACTATATGCTATTGGTTGATACTAAAAAAATGTCAATAGCATATACTACATGGGAGACTGTTTATTCCAGAGCAGAATGTGATGGTGCAGGTGCAACATTTAAATTAGAACATGGAGATTATCAATTTCTAGCAAAAGATGTTATTCCTTTAACTAAAAAAATAACATCAACAGAATTGTTGAGTTCGATGGAAGAAATTTTATAATATGTTATCTCAAGAGCAAGCAATTTGGGCAGCAGATCAGTTCATTAATTACTATTCAAAATTCAATAGAATTGATGATTATTTGAGATTTGTAAAAAGTAGTAGAATCCAAGAATCGTCTGGAAAATTATTTGGTTCTGAAGATGAAATATTTTCTAATTTCAATCTTCATCCAAAAGATATGAAATTTTCTATTCATATTGTAGATACCTCTCCAAAACCAAAGTCTAGGTACAATCAAGAATTATATTCTAATATTTTGAATGAAACTGCTTCTAATCCTATTGAAGAAGCAATTCCAGGAAGAACAATTAAATGGATAGTTACTGAGGATACAACGAATAAAATTATTGGAGTTATTAGATTCGGGTCACCAACTATTAACTCTAAACCAAGAAATGATTACTTTGGCGAAGTACTTTCTTTATCGAGGATTAATAGTGAGTTTGTAATGGGGTTCAACATTGTTCCAGTGCAACCATTTGGATACAATTATCTTGGAGGAAAACTATTAGCACTATTGGCATCATCAAATGAACTCAAACGACAATTTGATTCAAAGTATGGAACTGATTTGCATTACTTTGAAACAACTTCATTGTACGGTACAACAAAAGGCGTATCCATGTATGATGGTCTTAAACCTTATATTCGTCATATAGGAGATACTGAAAGTAACTTCCTTCCATTATTTCATGATGATTATTTTCGCGAAATGTTCTGGTGGTTCAACAATAACGCTAATGGTGGAGAAAGATTAATCTCGGCAGATAAGTCTTCAAAAAAACTTAAAATACAAACTAAGATGATTTCAATCATCACAAAGTCTCTTCAAGATTCTTCAAAGTTGCAAGAATTTAAAAAGTGTATTGAACATGCCAAGTCTTTGACTGAAAAAAAGAGATATTATATTTCTAAGTTTGGATACGAACCCAAAGAAGTTATTGAATGGTGGAAAGTTAAGGCGTCGCGAAGGTACGAAAAGTTGCTTCAAGATAACAAACTTAGAACTGAACTTGAGTTATGGAAACCTGGAATTGATTTGGAGATTATTCGATGAGCATTGAATTGAAGGATTGGTTGAATTCAATAAATTTTTCAAAAGAAAATTTAATTGAAGATGCATCAAATATTAAAGATTATGCGCCCTATATTATTAATCGTTGTCTTAGTGGTCATATAGACTGCATTATGTATACAAATGAGATGAATATAAATCATCATCTTGACAAAGATATGCAATATTCATTTTATCTAAATACTATAAGAAAAAGGAAGAGGTATTCTCCCTGGCTCCGTAAAGATAAAATCAAAGACTTAGAATGTGTAAAACAATACTATGGATATAGTAATGAAAAAGCATATCAAGCACTGAAAATTTTGTCGAAAGAGCAAATCGGCTTTATTAAACAACGACTTGAAACTGGCGGAACAAAATGACAACCCAAACAATTGAACCACAAGTAAATTGGTCACAAGACCAAATGGTGGAAGTTATCCTAAATGAACCAGATGATTTTCTAAAGGTTCGTGAAACTCTGACTCGTATCGGAGTTGCTTCTAGAAAGGAGAAAAAACTCTACCAGTCTTGCCATATTCTTCACAAACAAGGAAGATATTATATTGTTCACTTTAAAGAACTATTTGCTCTTGATGGCAAACATGCCAATCTTACTGTAAACGACGTTCAAAGACGTAATCGTATTGTTCGTCTGCTTGCCGATTGGGGATTGATTGCCGTGATTGATCAAGATAAAGTTTCTGATATTGCCCCTCTGAATCAAATTAAAGTTCTTGCTTATAAGGATAAGGGAGATTGGATTCTGGAACAGAAGTATAATATTGGTAAAAAAGGTAAGGCTGTAGAAACCGAATAAATAGAACTGAGACCTTTCGTGCGGTCTCTACAAAAGTCGGAACACCCTAAAAAGAGGTTGGGTTTTTACCCCTCCTCTTTTTTTCGTTTCTTGTATAATTATTAATGATCGCCTTATAGGGATCACACAATCAAACCTCGCTTTTAAAGGAGCTACCATAATGACTAACCTTGGAACCTCTAGGTTTACATCTGCGGATCTTCCTGCCTTGTTGGAGAGGATTAATCGCAACACTATTGGGATGGATGAATATTTTGATCGTATCTTTAAGATTCACGAGACAACCTCTAATTATCCGCCATACAATCTTGTTCAAGTTAGTAGTGTAGAATCACGACTTGAACTTGCACTTGCTGGATTTAAAAAGAAAGAAGTCTATGTTTATACGCAAGATGGAAAACTTTTTGTTGAAGGACAAAAGGAAGATAAGGAATCCGATACCAACTACGTCCATAAGGGATTGGCTCAACGATCTTTCAAAAGAGCGTGGACACTTGCAGATGATACCGAAGTATCAGATGTATCCTTTGAAGACGGACTCCTCTCTGTCAACTTGAAAAAAATTGTTCCAGATCATCATAAGCGAAAGGACTATCTATAAATAAAAATAAAAAATGAAAACCTTCCAGGAATTTAATAATATTTTGAAAGAAATGAAAGGTGATTTTGGTGCTGATGCAAAACCTCCCAAAGCAAAGTGTGGTTGGGCAGGGACAACAACTTATGCTATGCTTCCTGGAAAGAAAGTGTGTAAGTTCAAAAGAAAGAGATAAATACTTTTGAATATCGTCGGCGCGAGGAGCACCTGGCAAAATCCAGGTTGACTCCTCCTTTTTTTGTTGCTACAATACTAAGAGGTATGGAGTAAAAATGACTGTAAAACTTGCTCTCTTAAAATCGGGAGAAGATATAATCGCAGACGTTCAGGAAATGGTAGTCGGCAAAGAACCTGAACAAAAAGTAGTTGGTTATATTTTCAATAAACCTTGCAGCATTAAAATGCGCGTTAAGGAAGAGGATAGTGATAAGGAGAAAACTGATTCCGTAAAAATTAGATTAACTCCTTGGATCCTTTTAACAAAGGATACTAAAATCCCAGTATCTTTAGACTGGGTAATTACACTTGTTGATCCTATAGATCAACTATTAAAAATGTACGAAGAGGACATCTTAAACAATGGAAAAAATAATCAAAGTATTAGCACTGTTGAACAATCTTATTCTGATAACCCAGATTGAAGAAGTTGGTGCTGATATTGGAGAACCTGATTGTAAATTAGTAAATCCATTTGTAATCAGAAGTGATCAAACTTTAGAACCTTTTCTTTGTGGATATACGAAAGAAAAAACTTTTATGATGAGTTCTGACAAGATTCTTACTCTTGTGGATCCCACCCCAACTCTACTTGAAAAATATCAGGATTTAATTAAAGAATGACGCAACGCTTTTATACTAATGTTCAATTGATTGGAAACCAAATTCTTGTTCGCGGAGTTGAAAATGGAAAACGATTTGAAAACAGGGATGAGTTTTATCCAACTCTCTTTGTAAAAACTAAAAAAGATTCGAAGTACCAAACCTTAAGTGGAGAATTTGTAGAACCAATAAAACCAGGAACTATTCGAGATTGTCGTGAGTTCTATAAAAAGTATGAAAGCGTAGATGGATTTGAGATTTATGGAAATGATAGGTACATCTGCCAATACATTTCTGAAAAGTATCCAGAGGATGAAATTAAGTTTGATATCAGCAAAATTAAACTTGTAACTCTGGATATTGAGGTTGCTTCTGAAGGAGGATTTCCTGATGTAGAATCTTGTTCTGAAGAAATTCTTGCTATCAGTATTCAGGATTACACTACTAAAGAGATTATTACTTGGGGAGTCAAACCTTTTAATAATAAACAAAGCAATGTGACCTATCACTATTGTCCTTCTGAATATGAACTTCTTAATCACTTTATTAACTATTGGATGTTCAATGTTCCTGATGTAATCACTGGGTGGAACATTCAGTTGTATGACGTTCCTTACATTTGCAAACGTCTAAATCGGGTTCTTGGTGAAAAACTAATGAAGCGTTTCTCTAACTGGGGACTCGTGACTGAAGGGGAAACCTTTATTCAAGGTAGAAAGCATACTACCTTTGATGTGGGTGGACTGACTCAACTCGATTATCTTGATCTCTATAAGAAGTTTACTTATAAAGCGCAGGAATCATATCGCCTTGATTATATTGCCGAAGTTGAGTTGGGTCAGAAAAAGCTTGACCACTCTGAGTTTGATACTTTTAAAGATTTTTATACGCAAGGGTGGCAAAAGTTTATTGAGTATAACATTATTGACGTGGAACTTGTTGACCGTTTGGAAGACAAGATGAAACTCATTGAGTTGGCACTCACAATGGCATATGATGCTAAGGTGAATTATGCTGATGTGTTTTATCAAGTTCGAATGTGGGATAATATTATCTACACTTATTTGAAAAAAAGAAACATTGTTATTCCCCCAAAGAACAAAACACAGAAGGATGAAAAGTATGCTGGTGCCTATGTAAAAGAACCAGTTCCTGGGATGTATGATTGGGTTGTGAGTTTTGACTTGAACTCACTGTACCCACACTTGATTATGATGTATAACATCAGTCCTGAAACTCTTCTTGAAGAAAAGCATCCAACAGTTTCTGTAGATAAGATTCTTAATCAAAGTCTCAGTTTTGAGATGTACAAAGATTATTCAGTTTGTGCAAATGGTGCGATGTTTCGTAAGGATATTCGTGGATTTCTTCCCGAACTGATGGAGAAGATTTATAATGAACGTGTTATCTTCAAGAAGAAAATGCTTGCTGCTGAGCAGGAATATGAAAAGACAAAGAACAAGGAGTTGATTAAAGAAATTGCTCGTTGCAATAACATTCAGATGGCACGTAAGATTCAACTTAACTCTGCTTATGGTGCTATTGGAAACCAA